AGAATTCTAGCAAAAAACTAGAGGTTTCTAGCGTTTTGATAGAAATATTTAAAAATAATTGCTATCGGTATCCCTAATAGGGTTTGCACCTATATCAACAGAGTTCTATCTTTCTGCTAGACTCGCTACCCTATGAACATACCTCACATTTCCCCCGAAGAACGCAGAGAACTGGCCGAGAAGGTTGGACTCTCAGAACAATATATCTACCAATGTCTGACAGGAAGGCGAGAAATGAGTGCTTGGCAGGCTGTCTGGGTTGAGCAGGAATCTGGTGGCAAGATCACCAGAAAGATGCTCTGTCAGGGGTCTTGGCAAGCCATTTGGCCTGAGTTGGTGGAGGCACAAGCATGACATCTATCACAAACATATTCCCCAACGGGTTTGCGGCGGCCACAGAGAGCCAAGACTTGGTTAGTCCTGTCGAGGGATTCACCAAGCATTGTGAGGCACAAGGGCTGGTGATCAGAGACTTGATCGCAGATGGTGAGATACACAGAGTGCCTCACATCTCCTCCAAGAAGGGTGCAGTTGATGGTTGGTATATCTTGCACCTGTCAGGCAAGATTCCTGTGGGTGTAGCAGGCTGTTGGAAGGAGCCAACCTTTGAGTCCAAGTGGATGGCAGATATTGGTAGATCGATGTCATTTTCTGAACGCTTGGAGCATGATAAGTGGGTAGGAGAGTTCAAGGCCAAGAGAGAAGCTGACAGGGTGGCAAGCCAACAAGTGGCGGCTGAGAAGGCAGAGGATGAGGTCAGTACCTATGCTGATGCGAGTGCAGACCATCCGTATTTGGTGAGGAAGAGGATCGAGCCTCACGGGATAAAGATTGATCGTGCTGGCAGATTGGTTGTGCCTGTGAGTGATAACCAAGGGGAAATCTTGAGTTACCAAACGATTGACGCGGAGGGCAACAAGAGGTTCTTGAAGGGCGGCAAGATCGAGGGTGGTTTCTATGAACTGCGTGGTAACAGAAAGGTGATCTTCATTGGTGAAGGGTTCGCAACCTGTGCATCTATTCACCAAGCGACAGGGTTCACCACTTTGGTGGCGTTTGATTGTGGCAATCTCGCCAAGGTAGCGAAGAGTGCCAAGGAAATGTTCTTGGGGTCAAGGATTGTTATCTGTGCAGACAATGATCAGTTCACGGAGGGCAATCCTGGCATTGCCAAAGCCAAGGCAGCAGCTAATCTGGTGTTTGGGGAAATTGTGTATCCAACCTTCAATGAATCTGATCTGCCTTCTAAGCCAACAGACTTCAATGACTTGCATACCTTGCAGGGCATCGAGGCAGTTAAGGAGCAGATCGAGAGAGTGGCGTTGCCTGCCATAGATAAGTTGGCGTTTGAGTTCACACGGGCAGATAGCTTGGAGTTGACAGAGATAAAGTGGGTGGTGGATGATTACATCGAGGCAGATTCGTTGGCACAGGTCTTTGGCGATCCAGGCGGTGGGAAGAGTTTTGTGGCCATTGATCTGGCCTGTTGCGTTGCAACTGGCAAACCTTGGCATGGGCATGATGTCAAACAAGGTAGCGTGTTCTACATCGCTGGCGAAGGGCATAACGGGCTGGCAAGGCGATTAAAGGCATGGCAGATTGGTAACGGCACATCTCTAGCTGGTGTGCCTCTGTACAAGTCCCACAGGGCGGCTCAGTTGTACGATGCAACAGAGGCGGCAGTTGTCGCTGAGTCGATTAAGCAGCTGTCAGCAGAGGCCAACTGCATACCAAGCATGATTGTGATTGATACTTTGGCCAGAAATCACGGAGGTGACGAGAACAGTACACAGGATATGAATGCGTTTATTCAGCATCTCGATGTCTACTTAAGACAACCTTGGAAATGCTGTGTCATGGTAGTTCACCACAGCGGAGTAGCAGACAAGGATCGCTCCAGAGGGTCAACAGCCCTAAAGGGTGCGCTAGATGCGGAGTACAAGTGCCAACTGGATTCAGGCACCAAAACCATAGCGTTTGAGTCCAAGAAGATGAAGGATGCGGAAATGCCAAGTCCTAAGAACTTTCAGATCACGCAAGTTGATTTGCCAATCAATAACAAAAACGGGATGCCAGTCAAAGGTGCATACCTGACAGCGGTAGACATCAGCGGTCTGGTTAGCCAAGTGCAAAAGAAGACTTACCTCTCGCCAAACCAGAAACAAGTGATGGAGTGCTTGGTGATGTTGGAGGTCAGCTTGCACCAGAACCAACAGCTTAGGGCAGTTGGATATGACGAGTGGAGAGACTCAGCCAAAGAGCATGGAGTTAAGAACAACAGATTCTGGGAAGTAGTAAAAAGTATGATATCTAAGGATTTGGTGGTTGAGGTGGATGGTGGTTACAAGAGCAAAAATAGCCAGCCAAGTGAGGTGAAAGTTGATTGATTTGCATCCGAAGTCATCCGAAGTCATCCGAACAAGGATGATTCGGATAATAAGGATAGCATCCGAAACTATCATCCGAATCATCCGAAACCATCCGAAACCATCCGAAGTCCACCCTGCCAATCATCCGAATCCTTCCTCCTTAGTCTATAGACTAAGGAAGGTTCGGATGGCGGATGGATCGGATGATCAGGATCGGATAGGGATTTTGGGGTTGGGCTGTTGTTTGGTGAAGAAGGTAAGAAATGATTGAAATAAGGATTGAAATGAAGATTGTCTCAACTGCGAACTTAAGACTACATTGGGCTGTTAAGGCTCGTTTGGCGAAAAGTCAACGGCAAAAGGCGTTCAACGCCTTGGCGAGTATTGCTACGCCGCCACCATTACCCCTGACCTTGGTGCTAACGAGGATTGCGCCTCGCCAGTTGGATGGTGATAACTTGCAATCTGCGTTTAAGGCTACTCGTGATGGTGTCGCTGATTGGCTCCGTATCGATGACGGCGATAAGCGACTTGATTGGCAGTACAGGCAAAGAAGCGGTGGCGCGAAAGTTTATGCGGTTGAGTTGGAGGTGATATGAGAGGCAGACCATGCAGAACGGATACTGTTTGGTTTAAGCGCAAACTTGGGGCATCCGAGCGCAAAATCCTTTTGGTCGCTGGCCGTGGTGATCTAACCCAAGGCTGGCATTCTTTGTTAGAAATCTATCAGAAGCTATGGAACAACGGATATAGACCCAAGGACGATCTGGACGATTTCTTAGGCGTTTACCCGTCCGAGCCAGAAAAACCCGTTGTAGGCGGTTTTAATGCGGTTTGAGAGGGTTTTAAAGAACTATTCTCCGTCTGGTGTCAGGTATAGCCAAAATGCACCATCTGACTCTTTCATCTTTTTCTCTTGGCCAGCCAAATTCGACCGCCCGAATCCCCAGTTATCCACAGGCCAAACGACCAGTTATCCACAATTGCTGTGGACTGTCCAGAAACGCAACACAACTCTCTGTATAACCTGTGCATAACTACAAAATAACTTTACATAATGAACATAGTATTAAGTAGACAGACAAAACTGTTAGGGTTTTCCCTAGGATTTTGTGTTTTTGCATGGGGGGAGGGGGGTCGGCCTTGGGGAAAATTTTTACAGGTGCCACCTCCCCACAAAAAAAAGTAAAAGGAGTAAAATTTTGTTATGAGTGAACTCGAATTGAAAAAAAAGGTTGGCCGTCCGAAGGGTGTAAAGAAGCTCACCATCCAGCGGTGGGCGGCAAACCCTAGCCTGTCGCTGCCGAAGACGGATCACCAGAGGATCAAGGAACTGAAAGACCTGATGATCAACTCTGGTGGAAGGGATGTAGCGCAGAAGGTGATAGAGATTGCGTTGAATGATGACCACCCAGGCCAAATGGCCGCTCTGAAAATGTGTTTGGATCGGACGTTACCGATTACCTTGTTTGACAAGGAAGCCAAGCAGCGGAACGCTGTCACCATCAACATCACGGGCATTGGTGAGGTGAACCATGCCCATACGATAGAAGCAGAAGACATCGAGGCGAAAGAATGAGCGATCTAAACTTCTCACTTCTCCCTTGGCAAGAAGAGGTCTTCAAGGATAAGACGAGGTTTAAGGTAATTGCCGCAGGCCGAAGGTGTGGTAAGTCTCGTATGGCAGCAGTCACCCTACTTATCGAAGCCCTACGTTGTCCAGCTGGATCAGCAGTCTTGTATGTGGCACCCACCAATGGACAGGCAAGACAGATTATTTGGCAAGTCTTGATGGAGTTGGGCAGAGAGGTGATTCAGAATGCTCATATCAATAATCAGGATATAACAACCATAAATGGGGCAACCATCTATGTCAGAGGTGCAGACAGACCTGATACCTTACGTGGTGTCAGCCTGACTTACGCCGTTTTGGATGAGGTGGCAGACATTAAGCCAGAGGCATGGGAGCAAGTCATTCGAGCATCACTCAGCGACAAAAAGGGCAGAGCGATGTTCATTGGTACGCCGAAGGGGAGGAATTGGTTTTATGACCTTTTCAAACTTGGCGAGAGCGAGGAAGACCCTGATTGGAAGTCTTGGCACTTCACTACCAAAGACAATCCCTTGATTGACCCAACTGAGATTGAGTCAGCCAAGAAAACCTTGTCTACCTTTGCTTTCAAGCAAGAGTACATGGCTAGTTTTACCAATGCTGGTAGCAATGTGTTCAAGGAAGAATGGATTAAATATGGGGAAGAACCTCAGTATGGCAGTTACTACTTAGCGATTGACTTAGCAGGCTTTGAGGAAGTTGCCAAACAAGCTGCGAATTCTAAGAAAAGGCTAGACCAGAGTGCTATTGCTGTTGTGAAGGTAACGGATGATGGCAAATGGTTTGTCAAAGAGATTGTCTATGGGCGTTGGGACATCCGTGAGACTGCGGCAACCATTCTGTTGAAGATGCGAGATTACAGACCTTTGGCTGTTGGAATTGAGCGAGGTGCGCTAAAAAACGCAGTTCTTCCGTACCTTTCTGACTTAATGCGTAAAAATAATGTATATTCGCATATAGTTGACTTAACGCATGGCAACAGGAAAAAGGCTGACAGAATTATCTGGAGTCTCCAAGGTCGATTTGAGCATGGGCGTATTGTGCTGAACTCTGAGGAGGATTGGGATGAATTTAAAGATCAACTTTTACTTTTCCCAGCCATTGGAGTGCATGATGATTTGCCTGATGCGCTAAGTTACATAGATCAATTGGCTGTTACCTCGTACTTTGAGAATGTAGAAGAAGATGAGTGGGAGCCTATAGATATAATTTCTGGTGTTTGAGGATAACAAATGGCAACAGATAAAGAAGTGAAGATCGAAAACGAAGGTGGTTACGATGAGCCTACACAGGCTGACAAAGACTTAACTGCCTTTGTTGTTGACCATTGTGATCGCTGGCGTGATTGGAGAGATACCAACTATTTGCCAAATTACTTAGAGTACGAGCGCATCTTCCGTGGTGAATGGGCGGTAGAAGACAAGACCCGTGAATCAGAGCGCAGCCGTATTGTTACTCCAGCGACACAGCAAGCTGTTGAGACTCGTCATGCTGAGATCATGGAAGCAATTTTTGGTCAGGGTGACTTCTTTGACATCGAGGACAACATCCAAGATGTCAATGGCAATCCCATTGATGTTGAGATAATCAAGGCTCAACTTACAGAAGACTTCAAGAAAGACAAGATCAGGAAAGCGATTGACCAGATTGAGTTGATGGCTGAGATTTATGGCACAGGCATAGGCGAGATCATTGTTAAGAATGAGAAGGAGTTTGTTCCTTCTACTCAGCCAATCCCTAATATGCAAGGGCAGGCTGCTATTGGAGTTTTGGAGAAGAACAGAATTGGTGTGAAGATTAACCCAATCAATCCAAAGAACTTCTTGTTTGATCCCAATGGTACAAGCGTTGATGACTGCATGGGAGTGGCCATTGAGAAGTATGTCTCGATCCACAAGGTTGTTCAAGGCATTGAGGCTGGAATTTACCGCAAGGTAAACATTACCACTACTGGTGACGATTCTGACCTAGAGCCTACCCAAGAGGTAAGCCAATACCAAGATGAGAAAGTCTTGTTGTTGACCTACTATGGTTTGGTGCCAAGGGAATATCTAGAGAATCTAGAAGAGAACAAAGAGATTGTTGACCTTTTCCCAGATAACTCTGAGGCAGATGAGTATGCTGACTTGGTAGAAGCCATTGTTGTGATTGCCAATGATGGCCAATTGTTAAAGGCAGAAGCCAATCCCTACATGATGAGGGACAGGCCAGTTCTAACTTATCAGGATGACACAGTACCGAACAGATTGTTAGGCAGAGGCACAGTAGAGAAGGCGTTCAATATGCAAAAAGCTATTGACGCACAGACCCGTAGCCACCTAGATTCCTTGGCACTTACAACTAGCCCCATGATTGCGATGGACGCTACTCGCCTCCCAAGAGGGATGAAGTTTGAGGTGAGGCCTGGCAAAGCGATCCTCACCAATGGCGCACCTTCTGAGATTCTTTACCCCTTCAAGTTCGGTCAAACTGACCCCAACAACTTGGCTACGGCTAAAGACTTTGAAAGAATGTTGTTGCAAGCTACTGGAACATTGGATTCTCAGGGCATGATCAGCAATGTAGCCCGTGATGGTGGTCAAGGCGGTATGTCGATGGCAGTTGCCAGCATCATCAAGAAGTACAAGCGCACATTGGTGAACTTCCAAGAAGATTTTTTGATTCCGTTCATCAAAAAGGCAGCTTTCCGCTATATGCAGTTTGATCCAGAGCGTTACCCTTCTGTCGATATGAACTTCATACCGACTGCAACGCTAGGAATTATTGCCCGTGAGTACGAGCAACAGCAGTTTATTGGGCTTTTGCAGACCCTGGGTCCCAACACCCCCGTCTTGCCTGTGATTCTCAAAGGCATTTTGGCTAATTCGAGCCTGTCCAACAGGATGGAACTGATTGCAATGCTTGATCAGATGAGTCAACCTGACCCAGAAGCACAACAACTGCAACAAGCGCAACAACAATTGGCTCTCCAAGCTGCTCAAGCGCAGATTGCGGTCAGCACTACTCAGGCAGAACAGAATCGTGCAGAGGCAACGAAGCTGTCTGTTGAGGCTCAGTTGATGCCACAGGAAGTGCAAGCCAAGATGAGTGCAAACCTTACTAAGAATTTGCCAAATTCTGATGAAGCTGCAAGCCGTGAGTTCGACAAGAGAGTTAAGATTGCTGAGTTGATGCTAAAAGAGGCAGACATCAAGAATAAGTCTAAAATTGTTGAACTACAAATGGCAAACAAGCAAGAAAACATAGCCAAAGTAGAAAATGACTTCTTAGAACAGTTGGCAGGGAATCTCAAATGAGTGACATCATCCCAAACTTAGAAAACATGACTGACGCTGAGAAAAAGGCGGCTCTCGATGCTATTCAAGTTTCTATTGCTAAATCAAAAGAGGTTCAAAAGCAGCGCATTGGTGAAAATGTAGGCTTAGTAGTCGATGCCCTGAAAAAAATTGAGTCTGACATCCGTTCTCGCTTTGATGAAGTGGGTAACGCCATTGAAAAACGAGTTGCCACCATCAAAGATGGACGAGATGGCAAAGACGGCAAGGATGGCAAGAATGGCAGAGACGGACTTAACGGAAAGCAAGGCGTTCAAGGAACTAAAGGCCAAGATGGTCGAGATGGGCGTGATGGAGTTGACGGGGTTGATGGTATTAGTGTTACCTCTGCTCGTATTGATTTCGATGGTAGCCTTGTTATTAGCTTGTCTAGTGGTATTGAACTCAATGTTGGTGAAGTTGTTGCTCCTGACCTTGCGGAATCCATCAAAGTTATTACTAATGGTGGTGGCACTTCTCAGTTTGTCCTTGATACCCTAACTTCTCTACAAACACAGATTAATAATCTGATTCCTAGTCAAACAGGAAACTCAGGAAAGTTTTTAACTACCAATGGAACGGCTCTTTCTTGGTCTTCTGTCGCTGGTGGACTGAGTTATCAAGGAACATGGAACGCATCTACCAACACTCCTACACTAACTTCTAGCGTTGGCGTAAATGGTTACTACTACATCGTTGCAACGGCAGGAAGCACTAACTTAAACGGCATAACTGATTGGCAAATTGGCGATTGGTTGATGTTCAATGGCTCAGTTTGGCAAAAGATTGACCAAAGCAACCTAGTTACTTCTGTTAACGGACAAACTGGTGCGGTATCGGTAGGAACTGTTACTTCTGTGGCGGCTACGGCTGGAACAGGAATAACTGTTACTGGTAGCCCAATCACATCAAGTGGCACTCTAACCATTACCAATTCTGCCCCTGATCAGACAGTTGCTTTAACTGGTGGCACAGGCATAACAACTAGCGGAACTTATCCTAACTTCACGATAACAAATAGTGCGCCTGATCAGACAGTTGCGTTGACCCAAGGCGGTACAACAACGATAACTGGCACATATCCAAATTTCACTATTTCCTCTGCTGACCAGTTCCAAGGAACAGTTACTTCTGTAACAGGAACTTCTCCAGTTGCGTCTAGCGGTGGTGCTACCCCTGCTATTTCCTTGGCGGCAAGTTATGGTGACACTCAGAATCCTTACGCATCTAAGACTGCTAACTATGTCTTAGCCGCACCCAATGGAACTGCGGGAGTACCGACATTCAGGGCAGTTGTTGCCGCTGACATTCCTACGCTAAATCAGAACACTACGGGAACTGCATCCAATGTAACTGGAACTGTGGCTATTGCTAATGGTGGAACAGGACAGACTACGGCAACATTGGGCTTCAATGCTTTAGCCCCTAGTCAGACAAGTAACTCAGGTAAGTATCTAACCACAGATGGAACTAACTCATCTTGGGCAACAGTAACTGCTGGTGCAAGCATTAGCAATGACACAACCACATCGACTAACCTATATCCATTGTTTGCGGCGGCTACCTCTGGTACGCCAACAACAATCTATACGGGTAATACAAAGTATTTGTATAAGCCAAGCACAGGTGAGTTATCTGCGCCAGTACCTATTGCTACCAATGGTATTTCTGTGATGAGTACTACAGTAAGTACTAGTTACACAATAGCTAGTGGGAACAATGGCTTTTCTGTTGGGGCAATCACAATTGCAAGCGGTCAAGCGGTGACAGTCTCTAGCGGTCAACGCTGGTTGGTACTATAAGGAAGAACAATGCCATACGGAACAGTAAATGCAGACTTGATGACCACTTCAGACGGAGTAAGTTCGTCTGGTTTATATGGGTTTAAGAACCGCATCATCAATGGTGCGATGGTGATAAATCAGCGTGGATATAGTGGCACACCAACGGCAGATGGCACATATACTTTAGATAGATGGGAAACAAGACTATCACAAGCAAGTAAATTTAGCGTATCACAATCATCTACTGCCCCAACAGGGTTTAATAGTTCTTTGCTTATAACTTCTGCTTCTGCTTATTCATGCACCACTAATGATTTTTTTGATATTGACCAACAAATTGAAGGTTACAATTCTGCCGATTTAGGATGGGGTACGGCAAGCGCGGCTACAGTCACAATTTCCTTTTGGGTTCGCTCTAGTTTGACTGGTACTTTTGGCGGTGCTTTAGCAAATGCTGATAGTTCTAGGACTTATCCTTTTAGTTATTCAATTTCATCCGCAAATACTTGGGAACAAAAGTCAATTACCATTGCTGGCGATACAAGTGGAACTTGGCTTACAACAAATTCAACTGGCATACAAGTTAGATTTAGTTTAGGTGTTGGAACTACTTATGGTGGAACTGCTAGTGCTTGGGTAGGTAGCAATAAATTTGGTGTTACTGGTCAAGTCAATGTAGTCGGCACAAATGGCGCAACCTTCTACATCACAGGCGTACAACTAGAAAAAGGCAGTACCGCAACATCTTTTGATTACAGACCTTATGGTACTGAGTTGGCTTTGTGTCAGAGGTATTATTACTCTAGAACTTATTACACAAGTCCAGTTAGTAGTCATATTGGGATTGCTCAAGCATACAGTTCCACCAATGTTTATGGGGCATTTATTCAAATTACTAATGAATTTAGAGCATCACCAACTCTTTCAAAATATCCAGCGGCAACAGATATTGGGTTGGCTACGGCAGGTTCGTCTGGTGCGGCTGGAACAGCATCAGGAAGTATTACGCCAGTTGCCACAAGTTACGGAGTCTATTGGGATGTTGCAAGAGCTGGTGGTGGTTTAGTGGCTGGCAATGCTTCTGCCGTATATGCTGTAAATAACTGCACATTTGGTTTTTCTGCGGAGTTATAAGATGTATAAGATTCCAAATTTTGGCCCAAACTTTCCTTCAACAAACCACATAATGAGATTGTCTGACGGAGCAATAATCCCATTTGACCCAGACAACACAGACTACCAAGCCTATTTAAAGTGGGTTGCTGAAGGCAACACGCCTACTCCCGCTGACGAAGGAACACAATAATGGCTTCAACTATCAACGGCACAAGCACAGGAAATGGCGGTCTTATCTCTACGGGAGATGACAGCGGCATCCTAAACATACAGAC